AGATAGTCAAGGTGTAACAGAATCTTATAACGGAACTAATTGGACAGAAGTTAATGACTTAAATAATGCTAGAGTTTATGCTGCAGGAGCTGGAGTTTCAAACACTTCTGCATTAGCGATTGGTGGATACGCAACTACACCTCGTGCATATACTGAATCTTGGAATGGAACAAATTGGACAGAAGTTAACGATTTAAATACTGCAAGATTTGATTTATCGGCAACAGGTACTCAAACATCAGCCATAGCAGCTGGTGGTGCTACTCCTCCTTCACCTAGACCCACTAATTCAGAAATTTGGAATGGAACTAATTGGACTAATACTGGCACAATAAATTCAGGTAGAAGTGGTTTAACTGCTGCTGGTGCAGACAGCACAAGTGCTTTAATATTTGGTGGAACTGACGGAACTGCTAGAGGCTATACAGAAGTATGGAATGGATCAAATTGGACTGAAGTAAATGATTTAAGCGATACAAGATTTGGTTTAGGAGGAGCGGGAACAGCTACTGCAGCTTTAGGTTTTGGTGGAAGCGCACCTGGTAATACAGCAAATACAGAATTATGGAATGGAACTAACTGGGTAGAACAAAACAATATGAATACTGCTAGAAGAGAACTAGATGGATGTGGAAGTAACCCAGCAGCTTTAGGTTTTGGTGGATATGCAACTGCTGCATCAGCAGCAACAGAAGAATGGACAGGTGCAGGTGGTGGAGTTACAAGAACATTTACAGACAGTTAAGACTTGTAATATATTTTAGATAGTGTTTATATAAGAAACAACTATAAAGGATAAAGCTATGAAAAAAGATGTAAAAGAAGTAGTACAACAAGAAGAACCCCATTTAAATAATTTATTAACACAAGAAGATCTATCATCATTTAAAGGTATGGTGGACGAACTTAGAGACACTTGGACTAAAAAACAAATGTTTCGAACAGAAACAGAAGCAAGATTTTCTGTGTTACAAGACAATAGATACCCAACTAAAGCTTCAAAATATTGGCAATGTGTAAGAGAACAATCTAGTTATTTAGATAACCTTATGGCTTTGTCATTTGATTATAGAAGAAACGAAGCAAAAATTAAATGGTTAGAGGGTAAAATAGAAAAAGAAGAAGATGAATATAAAGCAACTAAATATAAAATAGATTTAGACGAATGTAGGTTTGGTAAAGCTTCTATGGAAAAAGTTGCAAAACATAGAATGCGTGAAATTAAAATGTGGTCTATGTTAAAGAAAGAATTTAATGATGGATCATTTAATGATAAAGATGTTAACGTTCATCAATTAGAATCTTATGGTTTACAGTATCATGAAAAAGCAAAAACATTAAATCAAAACTCAAGTGAAGCTGAAATATTTAATGTAATGGGTCAATTACAATCACTACAAAGAATTAAAAAATCTGGTGAATTAGAAAATAGTTATCAAAAGAAAGAAGAATTAACCCAACATGGAAAACCAAAGCCGTAAGTTATTTTTTTTAATTGCATTACCTAGATCTGGAAATACTTTATTTGCAAGTATTATGAATCAGAACCCTGAAATAGCCACAACAGCTAATTCTGTAACTTTAGAAATAATGAAAAATATCTATGCAATAAAAACAATAGATACTTTTCAAAACTTTCCTGATCACAAGTCTTTAGATAATATTTTAGATAATGTGTATAATTTATATTACAAAGATTGGCCTCAAAAAATAATTATAGACCGTGGACCTGTACTAACAAGCGGCACTCCTGGAAACTTTGAACTAATAAAAAAACATTTTAAATATGGATTTAAATGTATTGTTTTATTGAGAGATTTAATAGACGTGTTTGCAAGTTATATGCAATGGTATACGGAAAACCCAGATTCTTTTGTAAATAAATTAGGAAATACTGATGAAGAAAAATTACTACAATTAATGAGAGAAGATGGCGCTATCGTAAAAGAAATTAAATCTATTCAAACCGCATATAAATATCCTCAAATATGTCATTTTGTAAAATATAATGATATAGTTGCAAACCCTGAACAAGAGTTTAGAAAAATATATAAATTTATAAATGAACCTTATTTTAACCATCGTTTTGATAATTTAGACCAAGTAAAAATAAATGGTTTATGTTATGATGATAAAGTAGTTGGAAACAATATGCATAAACTGTTTGCTGGGCCAGTTAGAAAAGTATACAATCCGTATATAAAAAAAATTCCAGAAAGAATAAGAGAAGAATATGGACATATCAGATTTTAAATTTGATTTTGTATTTTTAGGTCAGTCTGTTTTAAAGTATCAAGTACCGCTAGATATATTTAATTCTATTAACTATATTTATGAAACTAATTTTCATAATCTTGCTCCTGCAAATGGTCAGTTAGTGGGTAAGATTGAGAATGAACATTCATTGTTTTATCATGGGGCTGACCAAACCAAAATGAAAAATCATAATAGGCTACCAAGGGATGTAACAAATTATTTTATGGAAATGTTTAAACATTATTTAACATTTAATAAAATAAAAGATTATGATTTACATCTTAATTCTATTTGGGTTAACGAAATGAAACAACATGAATATAATCCAGCGCATGTACATAGAGGTATGTTGTTTACTGGTCTATCAAGTGTAATGATTTTAAAATTACCCTCTACTTTTGGTAAAGAGTATTCAGCAGATCAAGTTAAACAGAATGGTAGATTACAAATATTAGGTGCAGCTAACGGACAGTTTGCTAAAATAGATTATCAACCACCCATGGACCTTAGAGATTTTTATATATTTCCCTATGATATGAGACATTGCGTTTATCCTTTTAATGGAACAAATGAAACAAGAAGAACACTAGCTGCAAATTGTGATGTACAATTTGACCCTATAAAAAATAGAGGTATAGCATAATGGATAAGCAATATTATATAGATAATCACATTGGTTTATTTAAAAATTTTATGCCAAACGAATTAATAGATGACTATGTAAATTATTTTAACAAGTGTGAGCAACAAGGTGCAGTGTATCCTAGACGAGAGGATGAGATGTTAGTATCAGATAATGCAATAGATACTATAAGAGATACTAATGTTGCAATGACTTACAATAACAAACCGTTTATAGATATGTTTTTTAAAGAAGTATATCCTATTTATGTTCAAAAATATTCTTATTTAAAAAAACTGGCCACACATAATATACTAGAAGTTAAAATACAAAAAACTAAAGTTGGTGAAGGTTATCATTTTTGGCATTGTGAGAATGCTGAAATGAAAGCAAGAAATAGAATATTAGCTTTTATGGTTTATCTTAATGATGTAACCGAAGGTGGAGAGACAGAATTTTTATATCAAAAATGTAGGTTTAAACCTGAAAAAAATACTATGTTAGTTTGGCCCTCACAGTTTACACACATTCATAGAGGCAACCCACCTCTGTCAAATGATAAATACATAATAACGGGATGGGTAGAATACGGATATTAATATGATAACAGAACCACGATGGAGATCTTTTATAGTTGAAACTACACAACCAATTTTTACACCCGAACAATGCAAGATGATTATTGCTGCAGGACGTGCGGAACCTAGAAACGATGCACAAGTTGGAAGTGATAAAGGTATTAAAGGTGGAAAGATAGATACGAAAACTAGAACCTCACACATTAGTTGGATACCTTTTAAAAAAATGGCGGACATGTATAAAGACATTGAACGTATTATGAAAACTACTAACGGTAATCATTTTGGTTTTGATGGAATGACTATAACTGAAATGGCACAATACACAGAATATCCAGAAGGAGGTTTTTATGATTGGCATGTAGATAACGATATAAATATGCAACACGAACCGCCGGTTAGAAAAATATCTATGACTTGTTTATTATCTCCAGAAAATGAATTTGAAGGTGGAGATTTAGAATTAATGAAAGAAGGTAAAGTTGCAAAAATAAAACAAGGACATGCAATATTCTTTGCATCGTTTATTAGACATAGAGTAAAACCAGTAATAC